AGGTCTAGGTACCAGTATTACCCTAGACCTAGTGTGTAGTGCAATTTTCATAATTTATTCAAAGAATTTAAGATGGAAAGAGCACGAAACTTTTGTTTTACTATTAACTTTGACGGAGCCGATACATGGGACGACGTCGAACGTTTATTCCCTGGCATGGAACAGGCCACTAAGGATTGGGATTGTAAGTATCTTATCTTCGGTAGAGAAAGAGGAAAAGAATCACAAATCCTGCACTTACAAGGATACGTGTCGTTTCCCAATGGAAAGACGCTATCAGCACTGAAGAAGTATAATGCACGTGCTCATTGGGAGGTTGCGCGGGGAACTCCAAAGCAAGCTTCCGAGTATTGCGAGAAGGATGGCGTCGTCTTCGAAAAAGGCGAAAGACCCCTATCGCAGGTAGAAAAAGGCACCGGAGAAAAGCGAAGATGGGAAGCTGCATTCGATGCCGTTAAGGAGGGACGTTTGGAAGACGTTCCTAAGGATATTTTATGCAGCAAGCTTAGGAATATACAGTATGCGGTCAAAGCGGTGTCTGAGTGTGGCTGGAACAGGAGCACGATAGATGGCGAGCTAGACCATGAATGGATCGTTGGTGATACGGGATGTGGAAAGTCCCGTAGTGCTAGAGATCGTTACCCCGCCGCGTATGTCAAGGACCCGACAACCCCTTGGTGGGATGGCTACGATGGCCAAGATGTCGTGATCATTGATGATTTCGACAAGTTTCAGGTTAAGCAGGGCGGCGACATGAAACGCTGGCTTGATCGCTATGCGTTCCAAGCTCAGTTTAAGGGAGGTTATTTGTTCATCCGGCCCAGGAAGATCATTGTGACCTCTCAGTACAGGCCCTCGGAAATCTGGGATGACGAGAAGACTGTGGATGCGATCACCCGTCGTGTTTTCATTCTGGGAATGCGGAACGCGTTCCCAGAATGGACTCGCGCTCACAACGAGCGGAGCGGTAGCGTAGCGAGCCCCCCTGCCACAGAGTGCCTAGCGGCGAGCGACCCACGAGATTCTAATCTCTGTTTGAGGGCCCCGGACCCCGCCGGAGCGGAGCGACTTGCGGGAGGGCCCGAGTCATTGGGAGACCCTGATCTGGACGACCAAGCCCACTTTGATAAATTTGGATATTTCCTACTAGGCTAAAAATGAAGGATTGTATTTTTTAGACTAGTTTTCACAATTTAATCATGGCCAAGAGAATTTTTAAGAAGAAGAGAGTGCTGAAGAGACGTTCTTTTAAGAAGTCTAAGAAAGGCTCGCTTAAGAAGTTGATTCGGCGAACTGTGCAACAGGTGGCCGAGAAGAAAGTCATTAACGACTTTGACATTGGGGCGGATATCCTTCCCTCCAATGCTGCTACGTTGGCTGCTCAGCCCGTTTGTTTTACGACAGGCGGGTTTGCGGTCAACCAAGGTGTGGCTCAGAATCAGAGAATTGGAAACCGTATTCGTATGGTGAGAGCTACTATCAAGGGTGTGATTAGTCCGGCACCGTATGACGTGACGTACAACCCTGCCCCCCAGCCCTCGCTGGTTCAGATGTTCATTTTCTACGATAAGGAGAATACGACTTCGGCCCCTGCTGTAGCGGGAGTCACCGACTTCTTTCAGCTGGGAGGGTCCAGCATGGGCTTCACTAACGATTTGATCGACACTTGGCTGCCTATCAATACCGATCGTTACTCTGTGCTGCACAGACAAGTGTTCAAGGTGGGTTATCAGAAGTACGACGGAACGGGGTACGTGGCTGCAGCCCAGGCCCACGGGAACAACGACTACAAGATGACGAACGCCTTTTCGGTTGATCTGACCAAGATGCTGCCGAAGATTGTTCGTTACAATGACAACAGTGCAAATGCGACAAGCCGCGGATTGTATTTCATGTTGGTGGCAACGGCCTCGGACGGTACAGCCTACGGGGCCACGCGCATTCCTGCTAAGTTCGCTTGGACTACCGAAGCGCACTATACAGATATTTAACCCTTTAGGATTTACACACAAGGTCTAGGTACCAGTATTACCCTAGACCTAGTGTGTAGTGCAATTTTCATAATTTATTCAAAGAATTTAAGATGGAAAGAGCACGAAACTTTTGTTTTACTATTAACTTTGACGGAGCCG